CTCCACCGAGTCGTCTGTCATATTCGACGACTGCCAAAAGTACACTTCTGTTGTTGAAGGAACACGTCCTTGTGAACTTTTGGCCCGATCTTCCATGCCCACAGTCATTGTCCCGGCCGCAATCGGCCTGCCTTTTCCTGAATGTCTCAACGTCATATATACCAAGGATCAACCCCTTGCTTGCATAAGCATTGGGGTTGGCTATAAGGGAACCGTTGCTGACCTTCGATCGACACAAGACATCATTTCTCAAGACTCCAGACCATTGAAATTTACTGCGTCAGCAGAGCCTCCCATATCCAAGTTGACGTGTTGCGAGTCTGTTCGTGAAGCATTCAAAGGAAACACAGCTGACAATGATTTCATCTTCTTCACCTCAGTCGTCGGACTGATGGTGCTTACCCTGATCGCCCCGCTCCTCATTGGAATCGGTGCGGCCTTCAGGGCTTACACTGGCGTGTAAATGTGACCCCATGGGCACACATCGGACCTTGTAGGCAACCGGAAAATTTTAAAATCGCTCACACTATGAGTAAACAACAGAACAGAACGACTACCTCGCGGTTGTTGTCTGTTGTGCGTAAAGGGCAGACCGGCGCCCAATTAAGCCGAAACGAAGCGCGAACTAAAAACCGAACACAAGAGCAAATGGTCAAGGAAAAGATGGGTGAAGAGTTGGATAAGAAGCCGGAGTTGGCGGCCACTCTATTCAACAATTTGCTACACAACACTCAGGCTCAAGAAGCCAAGAAGAATCCTCCCCCGAGTGGTGCAGAGCAACAGCTGAAGCAAAGGACTGCAGAATTGTCATTAGCCAGACTGGCGAACGTTAGCGTTAAAGCCTCTGTGAATGGCGCCTGCTTATACTGCAACGGTCACGCCTGCACATCACCTGATGTTTGCGCCCGAACGAAGTTGACAGATGATGCACTGGTCTGCCGCGACTTTATAAGTTGCAACCCGGTGCCATCTGACCTTTTCTCTGGATTACGCAACAGGTTTAAGCGGTATGGATTCCTCTCTACTGTAGGCCAAATGTACTCTGCGTTCGTCGATCTTGGCAAAAGCGGTTCTACGACCAAGCTTCATGAGTTCTTCACAGTCCCAGAGTACACTCATGTCATCATCCGACCGGCTCTTGCATCTGAATTGTCACCTCCGAATCCTGACATCCGATCTTTTGTTGTGATCAGGCCCGAACTCAACCAAACCGTCCCTGTTCCCAAACTTCTGTCAGTTGGGAAACCGACCACTAATCTTGAGCCCAACGCTCGATTGCACATCACCATGTCTGTCGGTTTGAATACCGGTGTCTCCCAAGTCCAAGCGTGCTTGGGCGGGCCACTGTCTCAGACCACTGCCTCCTTGGTTGGCAGATCTCCTGATGCTGCCGCCGCCACGATTATGTCTCGTTATACCAATTTCTCACCTGAATTGGTTGAAAATACCACAAATGTTCTCTCGCAACTGGTGCGATCAGCGAACCCAAATGGACGGGCCCCCCGTTTCGACTCTTGCGGTACGGATACCCCAATATCCCACCGAACCCGGCTCCACTTAAAGGCAAATTCCAATTTTCTACCTCCCGGGCTTTTCGAGACGTCGACCGATATGATCAAACGCCTGTCACCGAAGCACGGGGGGCCTACGCCTTAGGCGCATCACAACCAATTCCTGACACCCGAATAGCTCATGGTCTCATTAGCGGTACTGCCGGTCGGGTTTGCCGTGAGCTTCCCGACCCTCACCCAGACCATTTGGTGGGTCTCCGTGAGTATGCAACCAAATATGTCACTCAGCATGTTCCGCGATTGGACGGCCCATGTATGAGTTTGGAGGAATGGTTTGACACCACCTCCTATTCCTGTCGCGAAAAAGACGCCATGCGGAAGCAGTTTCACGAAGTGAATCCTGATCTGCTGGCAGGCAGTCTCCGATTTCCGAAAGAAGTCCTAGACGTGTTTCTATTTGCGAAGGAAGAGAGTTATCCAACTAGAAAAATGCACCGTAGCATTTGGGCCAGAAACCCGTTGCTCACCACTTTCCTCGGCCCGTTCATTAAAGCCGCCGAGAAGCAGCTGTTCGAGAAGACAGTTGATCCCTGCTGGGGGAAGCCGTTTGTCAAAGGTTTGAATCCAACCCAACGGCGATTGTTTTTAGAGGC